GTGCGTTTATTATAATTGGTTCTGGTAATTTTGGCATTTATTTAAAGCTAATTAGCGCGGTGCTAAGAACTTTCTCGTCATCTTCATCTCTTCTGCCGAAATAATCCGTTATCTTGCGTTCATCTTCTTGAATCATCGCGGCTATTGCGTTTGCTTGCGGTAAATTATTGTCAATCAAATACTGCAAAGCAGCATACCTGCACAAATACCAATGATGTATTTCGGGAACGCCTGGAATGGTCGTGGTTGCGGTACTAGCGAGATAATCCAAAGCCCTGCTGAAGTAGGCTTTTAATCCCGCTGTTTCTGCGTAGTCGGGAGTAGGCCTTAGATAAATAAAATCACCATACTTGAAATAATTAGTCGGCTTGCCTGTTTGTTTGTCGCTTGACAAATACGCTTCTTCAAAATTAGTTCCTTGCCTATGCAAGTCTTCTATGGACTCTGGGTACACTCGCATTCCATTTGCGTCAGCATCTAATACCTCAATACGCAAGAGATTGATAATCTTCTCCGTAAAGGTATCAAATTTATACCTGTTAGTTCCTGATACAATGTTTTGAGTGTCTATTGGAGGGGAGTTTTCCAGAAGAGAATCAAATGGCCACCTGCCGTCCGCTTCAAAGGCAAGCTGAACATACCTGTCCATTCCCGCGTTAAATCTGCGGGTTAAATCCTTTAATGTATAGGTATTGGTAGTCGCGTTACAGATTTTTAGAATTTCAGTTACTATGTCTTGGTCGTCACTATGGTTGTTGAATTGCATAATTATATTCTTATCCCTCCGCCCATTTTATCGTAGGCGGAAAGGAAGGATATAATCCTAGGTTACGTTCAAATCGTAAAGCAAAGGCTTGAAGTTTACCCATGTCTTATACTTGTAATCTTCTCGCATTTCTACGCCAATTCCTGATAGGTTGCCGTTACCGTCTGTTGGAGATTGGTTTACTACAATCTGTCCATGTAAATCTCGCACAATGCCTAGATGGAGTGTGTTTTTAACACCTGCGAATAGATGGTTTGCTGTATGTTCATTAGACACATAATGCTCTACGCCCATATAGTTCATACCTTCTACAGTACCGTCTTTCAACGCCATGTCAGCGGTTGAGAATCCATTAGCCTGTACAAATGCCTCCAAAACTTCAAAGTCTTCTGGTCGCCATACGATGAAGACACCATTTCTGCTCATCAGTTTTGAACCATTCGCTACACGAATAATACGTTTGATACCTCTAATGATGTCGTCAACATTAGTTGCTGATACTGTGATTTGAGTGGTGTCCCCCGAAGTGATTACACCGCCCGTAATTCCTACATCAGTCCAACTAGCGTGGTCTGCTAACATCTGGCTTTCAAAAAGCTCTTGGAAAAGCTGACCTTGCAGGTCTGCCAAATCCATCTGCTTAACAAAAGTCTGTTGAGCTAAATCACCTCTATCAATAAACATAGGAAGAATCCTAGATGTATTAATAGTTGTTGAATCATCTGTATTAACGTGTGTCTGATATGTAAACGCTGTTCCTCTGGTATGAGATTGTATTGATGGAACAGTGCTCATGTAAGGATTATGAATAACCCTGTCATTTGTAATTTCAACATTACAGATTTCCTCCCAGTTGGTAGGATGGTCAAGTCGCTCTTGGAGCTTCACTGTCCATTCCTCAGCGTATACATGTGTGTTGTTAATTGCCATGTTAATTTATTTTAATAATGACAATCAAAGTTATTTTATAGTTATCTTGTAAACCCTATATTTCCTATTGGAGTATCAGTATATTTACTTGTATTCTTGTCTGTTTTCATCTTTGTGTTTATTACCTTTTTCCTCATTTCTGGCTGGTCTAATGGCGGTAATTCGCCAGTCTTTTCGTACTTCTTACTCCAATAATCTACGCTGTCCCTAGCCTGTGTGGTACTTCGTTTAGTGCCATCTGGCGCGGCTTCTTCGCTCGCTTTTAGTTCTTCAGTTTTTTTAATCTGTCCTAACACAAACTTATCCTTAGCAACTTCTTTAAAGTTTTTGCCTGTTGATTCCATTGCCTGTTTAATAATGTTATGTGCTTCTTCGCTCTTAATACCCAGTGCTATTAGGTACGCTTCTTGGTCAAGGGATAACTCTGATTGCTGCGAATCTTTTTCTTGGTTAGCTGGCTGTTGTACGACCTTATCTTCTTTTTTCAACTTAGTTATCTGGCGATTCGCTGTTCCTAATGCGTTAGATAACTTTTTTGCTTCAGCTTTCCAGTCGGTAGTATCTGTTTCTTGCTCTTCTTGAGCATCATCAGATGCTACGTCTACATTTGTTTGGTCATCCATAAATGATAAATGGGTATAAGCCTTTTAAGGAGGCATAACCTCAAATTAATTTTTAATGTGGGGAATAATAACCCCAATAATTTTTGGAAGGAATTATAACCCTGTTAATTAAAGTTCTGTGGTGCTTAGTGAACAGTCTCCACCATAGGTAAATCCACTTAATCCTGGACTGTCTGTTGCAACTAATACGAATAAGTTAGGAGATAATACGTTATCTTCTACTCCACCACCTTGCGAAATCCATTCATAACTATCTTTCGTACCTGCGGCTACACTTCTATCAGTAACAATTTCATCTGTTGTAGAAGTTGCGTAGCGAGAAGTTGATGTTGCAATAGACAACCCTGCTGCGGTACTTGTACCAGTGAAAATATTATAAGAAACTCTATCAAGCGTAGACGTAGCTGCTGGGGTAGGAAATGTACAAAGTGTAGTAGTAGCTTGTTGCATTCTCTGATTATCTGCACGACTTATCACTCCATTAAGCGATATTGCGTCAGCAAACATATCAGGCCCAGGAAATGCACCTAACGTGCTTTCCACCTGACTTGGTGCTTCATGATACCCACCAGAGATATTAAATATCTTGGTTACTGCCTCCTGTGCTCCTACACTTGTTACTACGACCAAACCTACAGCAGATATAATAGCCACTGTAATAGTAAGTGTTGTTAGATTTTTTAACTTTCGTATGATTTTCTCCATACTATTTTTTCTCCTTTCCTTTTTTAATAGATTTTTTTTCTTTTACCTCTTCCTCCTTTTTCTCCTTTTTGTCTTTCTTCGAATTTAATAGGAGAGATAATGCCGAGAGCTTGTCGCTAAGGCTAGGCATGCGTATATCTCTTAACATAGTTTATATTGCTAATAATAATTTAATCATAAGTATAAGTTGTCGTGCCAACTGTTCCGTTTGTTTCTATGAGCAATCCGTAATTGAAGTTTACATTGAACTCATAATCTCCTGCCGTAAGATCTGTAGGCATAGACGCTATCATAATACTACTAGTCCCTAACTGCCCTGTACGCAAACTTTGGATCGTGGTTGTGGCATCCAGCACATTGACAATCCCGCCTACCTTGCCCGCTTCAGTTACAATATATGAGCCAAACGTGCCAGATCCGCTTCTAATAAGAAAAGGATTAGCGTCATTCAACAGCGCTAGATCTCCCGCCACGTTAGTAGCTGTTGACGTTGCGTTTAGAAAATCCAGACCGCCAAGCCTGTCAAACTGCTGATTAAGTTCAGTTTGCTCTGTTTTATCTAAAAGCTCACGCACCTCGCTAGTTCTGCCGTCTATTGTTACTGTTACGGCTTTAACTGTTCCTATTACCAGAAATAAAGCCACAACTGATATGATAATTGCTTTCTTCATATTTTATATTTAATTATCTTGCTATATTAATATTAGTGGTATTGTCGGGTGGTTTCGTAAACTTCTCCATTCGCTTGAAAGAGTCATTTACAATTTTCCGTGCTTTCTTGTATGCCTTAACATCCTCGCCCACCTCGTTGTTGTTTTTATTAGTGTCAACATCATCCAAGCTCATACTTTCTATAAAGAAGTCTTTTAGAGCTTCTACTAAGATAGGATTGTTGGCTACTCTTGTTAATTCGGTTATTTGCTGTTCTGTCATACTGTTTGCGGCACAAGTTTAGGATTTTGTACTAGATTCTCTTCTACGCGCTGTGGTTGCTGTGGTTGCTGTAATTGTTGTACTGGATTAACTGTGAAGTTGATAGGGGATAGTCCAGAACTTTCCAATATCTCGTTGAATAGTTTAGCCATATTATTGTCTTGTAGAACCTGCGGATTGCCCACGACCGTTCTAAATACATTTGATAGCTTGTAAGCCATTCCCGCCAGATACTTCTGCTTGCCCACAATATTTATCTTTACGCCAAAAGGAGATTTATTAAACTCGTCTTTTAGTATTTTCAAGAACTTCTTGGAGTCTTTGCTGAAATCAGCTTTAAATTTCTCTCTAAATTGTTCAACACCCTCTGGGATTCTTCCATCCAATATCTCGTTGATTACAAACTTGTTAGTGTAATAATTTGTTACTTCTTCGGCTACTTTTTGGAGTTCATCTAGGGATAGGTCTGCCATAAACTCCTTGCCCTTAACAACTTCTTTAGCCATCTTAGGAATTACCCAATCCCTGTAAATCTCTTCTAAGAAAGTAGATATCTTGCCTTTTCGGTAGTCGTGTAAAGAATGCGATTCTGCGGTTACTAACTCCTGCAAAGCGAACGGAGTGCCGCTCTTAGGCTGTTCTCCTAAAATTGACTCATTCGCACTAGCCATAAGCCTAGCGTGGTCTTCCCATTGACGGATTGAGTTTTCAAATAAAGTGATGTTTCGTGGGGTGGTATCCATTTGTCCTATATCAGTATTTTCCGCAAGCGTAACCACCTCCTCATTTTTCATATCCTTAATCTTATTGCGGTTCGCAAAAGCGTCATCAGTAGTCTTGTAAATCACCTTAGCTGCTCCGTCCAACATCTGGTTGATGCGGATTATGTCGTAATTCGTCCACACTTGTGATTGTACTAATTCCTCACCACCTCCCAGTCCCAAAGCCCGCCCGAATATCTCATCTCTTAGAATCACCTTAAATAGTCCTTCTTTTTCTCTGCCTGCGTATAGGGTAATTCCTTGTCGTTTCCCGTTAGGGTCGGTATAGAGAGTTATAATGTGCATCTGCTGTGTGTAATCCTCGCTATCGCCTCCTAAAAAGTAGTCTGGAAACTGCCCATGCACCTCGTATATTTCAATGTTCTTGCCGCTAGTTTCGCTCTGCGCCATGTCGTCATCCTGCTGTTTGTAGGTATCAGCTAAACCAATCACCTCGTCTATGGTTGCGGTTGCTCCGTTACTAGGATTACCCCATCCAAACTTCTCCATATCTTTAATATCAAGAGGGGAGTAATAGTCTTTGAACCCTATTGGGCCTCCAAGCAAATTGGTCTGGTCGCAGAACGCTATTGATTGAAGTTTTCTAACTCTTAGATTCTCATTGATATTACTGATCAAAGCTCCGCCAAAGTCCACATAACTCTCAACTAGGTTATCTATAAAGGTGTCCATCTTATTCTCCAAAGCCCATGTTTCGTGGAACTTGCGTATAAGGAATGACATGAAATACTTGTCCTTATTGTCTACATAAATATCAATATCCTTAACATCAAATCCCTCTGCTCGGTACTGGAGGTTGAGCATGGGTCTAGTAATGTTTTTAAAAGGTCTATCCTCGCTTGATTCCTCTGTGTATACAGAATTTTTATACAATACAGTGGTTCGTACATGCTCATGGAAATTAAAATCCATGCCATCTATAGGATGAACTGGCATGTCCATACTTGCCTCTTCTGTTGTTATATAGTCAAATATATTCGCTATTTGTTCCATAATTAAAGACACCTTTAAATACACGACTTTTGGTTGTGTAAATTTACTCCATCATCATTTCCACATTTTTGCAAAAGGTTGCTCTGGCTATTTCTCTTGTCATACTGGGAAACTCATTGAACAGCCTTTTCATCTGTGGAATGTATAAAACCCTATTAAACATAGTATCACCTTTTGTTACGGTAATCTCACCTTTAGTCTTGTAAAACTCTGGTCTTACTTCTTCAAGCATAGAAACTAAATCATTACCTTTAGCTATATGCTTCTTCTCATTAACTATTAGCTCTAGTGAGTATGTGGTTTTCTTTGGTCTACCTTTTTTCATATTCATTTATTACCAAATATCTGTTCTAATTCAGGAGTCAATATAAGCCCCGAACGCCCTCTGGAAGCTATAGGAACGCCCTCTAAGGCGTTTGTACGCAGTTTCTTAGGTCTGTTAGCCATTGTACTGTCTACCATTCTGGCTACCTGCTGGGATTTGGTATTACATTTTTGGCACTCTAAATCACCGTGTATAGCTTCTTTATTCTCAGAACGGAACTTAGTTTTACATCTAAAGCATATTGCTGGGTATGTTAGCATATTATCTTGCTGGGTTAGTTATTTTTTGTTCAGTTCCCCACGTTATAGTATTTAGATAAGCGTTATAGTCTTTCAACTCTCTTGTATCTGCATCCATTGTAACCACATACCTTAGAGCATCTAACAAATGGTCATTCTCTTTAACTGGTAGTTCGTCTTGATTCCTGTCCTCTTTATTCGGTGGATAATGATATGTTTCTATCTCCCATATAAGATTAAGACACCGCTTATGTATCTTTAGCCTACCTTGTTTGAAAAGCTCTCTAATCTTGTTTATGCCATTCTTAACACTATCTTTGCCCTTTACTACCTCTTTGGTGTTTATACGCCTGTTACGAAGCTCCTTGATGCCTGCTGCGTTCTCTGGGTCTGGGTATACCTTAATAAACTCTTTAGCTCCAACCACTTCTGCTAATTGAGCATCAGTCTTTTCCTTTTCATAATATTCATCTACTACCCAATACACTCCCCTTTTATCTTTTATAATATCTATTATGGCTGCTGGATTAGTATAGCCAAAGTCTACACCACCTATAAATAATTCTTTATCTATTGTACTCTCTATATCTTTTCCAAAGGTATGTATGTTGCGTGTAAACTCTTTATATACTAGCCCCTCTTGTTTTCTAAAGTCTGCTAGGTATTCTTGGACAAATCTATCCTCTGGCAGTTCTAACTTCTTTTTATCTAAAAACTTAGCTTCGTTATATGGATTATCATAGCTAGTAGCGTGGCTATAGAACCAATCTTCATTATTCTGTGCTGTATTAGCAAGATCATAGAAGTCATTGAACCCATTAGGTGTGCTACCAAATACAACCCTACCTCTTGTAGTAAGTAATGTTGGTTCTAAGACTGTATCCCAATAAAACTTAAAGCCCCTACAA